ACAAAACGCAACACCATTTTGCCCGTGTTACCAAACCGTTATCTAACGTCCCTCTAATTGCTATACGTGTATAGCAAGTCAAGGACCGTTACCAAATCGTTGCACGATTCACAGAATTGCCGAAAAAAAATTTCCCCAGGAACAATTCTTAACCGAATCCGAACCGAAGCTACCGAACCGACTTATTCCCTCTCGAAGCATTACACGACCTATGCGCTGGCGCTAAAACACTGTACATGTCACCAGGGACAACATGGTCAGCCTGCCACGGGTCATCCACTCTGGCACCCTCACCACACAACCAACACACAGTCGCATTCTCACGGACCTCTTTAGCGCGTTTCCGATAGTCACCACTGTACTGACCAGTCATGCGCTTGCGTTCCGCCTTCTTATAGTCAGCGTACTTATTCACAATAGCGGCGTGCTCCTCACACCTTGAGCCGTTGCGAGTCAACTTGCCACAGTCAATGCAGGGCTGCCTGAACTTCCCCATCGACCCAGCAACCTCCAAGCGTGAACACAGATTGTTGAAATAATTTTTTCCCCAGAAACAATTTCTGACCGAAACTTTTGTCTACCGAACTTAGGTTAACCTAACTTGACTGTGGGCTGTTCAGAGTCGAACTGAACGGAAACGGAAAGGAATGGAAACACTAGGAAGGAAATTTCCGACAAACCTGTCAGCCCTTGTGGGGGATACCCCCCCCTATATTTTTTTGTACGTAATTAACTTACTACGATGCAACTGAAACACAAAACTGTGGCGGCTACCGTTACCGTACCGTTATGAAGACTGAAGAACGCGAGAAACCTCTTCATAATAGTTCCTGATACCAGTGGCAATATCATCTTGGCTATCGTTACTATACCGAGCATGAATATCGCTGACATTATCAACCGTAGCGATTTCCTTAGCATAGTTGCTCAGTATCTTCAGTAGCTCTTCATTTTTCTTCATAGCGCCCCCTAAAAGCGTTTTATCTCTCCCTGATAGTAAACACCCTTTTCAAGCTCAAAGCAAGTAATAGCGGTCATCGAGTCCTCCTGCGCCATGCGGCGGAACCAGTCAGACCCGTTATCCATAGTTGACGCCTGAATCCACCACCTACTCCCCCCCCTGGGTGAATTCCCCAACTCTTGAACAATCGTGTGATGAAAATGCCCTGTAACGAGAGTCGATACAGCAGCTAGATACTGTGAACCAAACAAGGCTTTCTTCCAGAAGTCAGGGATACCGTTAGGGTTTCTAACCTGGTGTCCGTGAATGGCACCAAGGACGTGAGAGCCGTCACCGAACACATCAATGGCGAAACCCTCCTCATCCGGTTGTGGCACAAAGAAAGTAACATCCAAGCCGACTTCATGGGCGAGCCTGCGGAGCTGTTGCAGGATGACGATACCCCAGTCGTCTTTACCTGGCTTACCCACAACCTGCCCATGGTGACGCCACTGACAATGGTTAGACGCAACCGAACCATACATGACCGGTGCATACTTAGCTAACCGTTTCATCAAATCCCACATCACCGACGCAGCCAAATCAACTTGCTGCATAGGTGACAAATCATTCGACTCTAACTGAATCTGGTCGCCCTTATTCGACACAGACTCAATAATGTCCCCAACATCAATCAGAACAATCTTCTCCGGCTTCGCCTTCTTCACCGCATCCTCAATACGGTCAAACGAATCGAACAAACGTTCGAGTAGCTCCTTAGTGCCACCACGCGAACCAGTCTTACCCACCTGCCAATCGGACGGCAAAACAACAAACGCTTTATCTTTCCCTGGCGTTACCCGTTTCGTTTTTTTCGATTTGCGTGCCTCAGCAAACAGGGTAGGCAAATCAAAGGAAGTAACTTTCTTACGGAAATGGAAGCGATAGGCCGTGAGCCACTCACCATCCCAGCGTTGCCATTGAGAAGTACGCGGTGTCCCTACTACCTCATACTCCTCTGGTGAGTAACCACGTTCCGCAAGAAAGTCATCAAAGTTAGGGGCATCAAGTAACCCCTCAGTAGTTGCAGTGCCCTCGTTGCCGTCGAACTCGATAGCGGGACGGAAACCCGCTGGGGCTTCAATCTTTTTCGCTGGTTGCAAATCATCCAACATTAGCGGAAGCACCCACAACCTTTGCTGCGGTGCAAACCAATCGGACCCTCAGTAATCGATAACCCACGGTCAGTGAGGGCACGAGCTAACGGTTTAGCAGCCCACACGTGAACATCATCCAAAGCCTTTTGAAGAATCGCCTGGTCCTTCTCATCCAAAGAGTCAAGAATGCGACCCATCTTACAACGGGTGCTACGAACCGGTGGCGTCAAATCCTCAAGCATCTACTTCTCCCAAAATAATTCTTGACAACCCAAGAACGCTAGGGTGCGGATTCTCACACTGAAACAATAACACTCTTGACAGTTGTTTGCGAATCGCCTCAAAGTCGTCATCCCAGACCAGGTTGTCGTCCTCAAGGAACTCAGATGCTGCAAATACGGTTTCGTTTTTCATAGCTACCCCTTTCCTTAAACACTTTATGTAGCTACAACGAGTATCTACGGTAACGACACGCTACGTCAAGAGCAGTGACCGAATCGTTATACTCGCGCCTGCATCCCTCGTGTCGTCATAAACCTTGTATGCGGTTACTTTGCAAACGAGCGAATCATCTTCCCAAACCAAGGCATTCGAGCAACTGTCGGCGACGGCGCGAATAAGTTTGTCGATGTCCGGTGGCGTGGTCGGGAGTATGCGTTTACCTGGGGCAACGGATTTTGGGCGAGGTAAGAAGAAAACGACACTGAGTTCCGCAGGCCCAGATAACGTAACCCAGTCAGCATCAACGACAGCTTGCTCGGCTGCCGCGAGGACCGCTTTACGCCAAGCTGGAAGCTTCTTACTTGCCTCAACAAACCTGTTATTACCGATGCTTTTCTTACTGCCCTGAGGGGCAGGAATCCCGTAAACCTCAAAGAAAAGCTCCACATTCTATTTTAGAACGGAGCCTGCTCGTCAACAGCGCCAGGAACCTCAGCGACAGGCCAAACCTCATTCAACGCGGCAACACCCTGCTTGTTCGACTGACGGCGCTCAGCAACCTTCATTTCACGGGCACGCACATTCAACGCAACACCCTTACTGCCGTCCTTCTTGTCATAAAGCTTCGTCTTCAAAGTGCCAATAACAAGACACTGGTCGCCCTCATTGAAACCCTTAGGTCCAGTAACCGAAAGGTAATCCTTACCAGCAACCTTCCACTCGCCCTGGTCATCCTTCATCATCTGGTTATGCGCCATGTCATACACGACACCCCACTCAAACTCACGCACACCATTCACAAAACCAGTGAACTCAATGTTGATAGCCATTACTCTTCCCTTTCAATATGTTCTGGGTTTACACAATCATTCATACCGCATAAACGTTTACCTGGCAACACCGGCAACCCATCATCATCTACCGGTGTAACCTCATCAGCCGTAAACAAACCCTGCCAAGGAGTGCAACGACCATATTCAGTTATCACTGTTTTGGCTTTCCTAGCCCTACACGAAACACAGAATCGAACATTCTTTCGAGCAGTATTTGAATCCCAGCGTAAACCACACCTCTGACATTCGATAACCGGCATTAAACCAGTTTAAACATAAATGTTCCTCAGCGCCCACTGATGACGCGCATCCACTGACATGTAATCCGCTTCCTCAAAAATAGTCGTATAACACTTCTGACATTGAGTAATCGGCAAATTGTGAATACGGCAAATCGGTTCCTCAAACCTCCCAGCGGTCTGGGCAATCTGGTCCACAGGCAAAATGTTCTCCTTCCTTATGTAAAGCTTTAATCCACTCACCCTTACCTGGTCCCTCAGCGGGAGGCTTCAACGCCTTGTCCACCGGTGCCGGTAAAGATTCGTTTTCCCAAGCATCAGCATTCAACCACGTTGCAGGGTTCTTTGTAAACCTGGCTTCCCTGTTCGGGTCATTCGCATACTTTGTCGCACCATCCAACAGACGCTCAAAGTCCACACGCTTCAAAGCAGACTTAAACGCTTTCAACGCTGCACGCTTATCCACCTTCTTCGGATACACAGACCAGAATTCATCAAATGCTGTATTTATATAGTTAAGTGGTTCTAGTTCATTGGTTATAGTTCTATGCGTCACCGGTGTCCCTACCCTGGCGTCACCGGTGTCCCCACCTAGGGACACGGGTGTCCCCACCCCCCCTCTTTTGATTGTGTACAGTGACGACTGGTAAACACCATCTTTTATGCGCTTTTCAGACTCAATCGCACCGAAATCTAACAACTCCTTCAAAGCCCTATCCACAGATTTCACCGAAGTATTCACACGTTTCGCAATCAGCGCACGAGAAGGAAACGCAGTTAATGTTTCGCTGTCCGCAAATCCAGCCAAAACAGCGTAAACACGCACAGCCCATTTCACCGAAGTATTCACACGTTTTGCAATCAGCGCACGAGAAGGAAACGCAGTCAACGTTTCGTTGTCCGCAAATCCAGCCAAAACAGCGTAAACACGCACAGCCCTATCAGAAACCGGCGAATTCACCAACCAGTCAGGGACAATACTGAACCGAATATCAGCGCTTATCTGCTCCGTCATTCCGAAAAACCCTTTCCACCACATCAGTAACTCGAATCAAAAACCCGCGTGTATCACGCGAAGTAGGCGAAGAACGCGCCATATGCACTTTCCTGCCAGTAGTCAACACAAGGTCAACTAAATCTTGTGTCCTGATAGACACGAAACCACTACCTGTAGGGCCAGCGAAACAGTAAAAATCGCTTTTACTAATCGCTAAACCTGAATCAACCCACTCGCCACGTATCTCTTGCTGCGTCTCAATATATAAATTACCCGTTTCCCAAGCCCTGTAATCAGTCTTCGTCTCCAACGTAGACCCATCCAGCACACTCAAAAACGAGTCAACTAAATCCTCACCGACCTTACCACGACGAAAATCATGGTCAAAATCAGGTTGATATTCACTCCTGCTCATTGTCAGCCCACAGGCTTTCAAGAGGACGTGACTTCCAATACATTTCAGATTGCTGCAACATTAGTTTCTTGTTGCGTAACTGCATTGGATGCCCAGGATGCTCCGACCAAAGATGAGGAACGTATATCCCCAGTTCTTTAGCCCAATTTACATCAAAATGTGTCTCCGACATCTATTTCGACCTTTCCACCATCGGAATCCAAAACATACCACCGGAAAGCAACACTGTCAAAAACTGGCATAGAAATGTCTTCCCAGAACGGAACCTTACGCCCCCAACCTACCGCGTCGCGCCGCACAAGCGCGTCAGACTCCATCTCACCGTTGTAACGGGCACACACAAGGATAATGTTCTGAATGTCGTTCTCCAGCACCCTAGAACCGCCCATAGCTTTATTCTTGCGGTGATGCGGCACAAGGTCCTCAGTTTGCCCACAATGCCAACAGTGAGCGTCCCGTTCACGCAAAATACGCATCACACGTTTCGTAACAGCCATTACAGCCCCTTATCTACCCTGCCGTAATCATCCTCAAAACGAACCACATCATTCGCGTCAATCAACCCTGAAGTGACCTCGAAAATAACCATGTCGTTCACCATTGCCGATAAACGGTGAATTTGCTCAGTATCAATATAAACCGAGTCACCAGGACCAATAAGGTACACGGTTTCCTCAATCATTAGTTCACCGTTACCTGACTCCACAAACCAAAAATGCGATTGATTTTCGTGCAAATGTAAAGAGGTTCGTGCGCCTTCACGTAGGGTGAACTGGCTGACAACAAAATGCTCGCCCGAGAACCAGTCGTACACTTTGCCCCACGGTTTGTCCATGCGGGTAGTCTACAAGATAAAGCCCGCCATTCCAGTAAGGAAGACGGGCAACTATCTTTAGCTTAGCATTTAAAGTTTCATCTCCGCTTGCAAAATCTTAGACATCGTAGCGTGAGCCATAATTTCACCCTCAAGACCACGCAACTTAGTGCGTACACGATTGACTTTAGCCTTGCAAATATCACGAGTGAATCGTGCTTCAGCAGCCTCTAACTTAGCTAACGCTTGCCTGTCCGCGACAGTACCTTGTGCCTCCAAAAACGCTTGCGATTCCGCAACATCTAAGGCACGCTCAGCTTCCGCTAACTCAGTTTCAGCCTCATATAGCGCCTCGACCCCTTTGCGAGTCATCGCTGTCAGCTCTTGCAAGCCCTTCACTATCTCTAAGGGCATCATTTAAGGTAGCCATCCTCTCCAACAAACACTCACGCCAGAACACAATGTTGTCATCATTGCGCCTCACGGATTCCAGGTACGCTTGTAACACCTCACGAGCGCTTGCCTTTAGAACCCTGTAGTCCCTCTGCACGTTTCTTCACCTCATCGAGAATTTGTTGAGTAACACCGGCTGCTTTAGCCTCTGTCCATAACAACCGTAACGCATCAGCGTCAGTCAACGAATTCGCCTCAGTGATAAAATCCCTACCAGGATTCGGCACCTTACGCATCTCCTCACGAGAAGCACGCTTATTACCGTGCAACCCCATGTTTGCAAGGGCGCGTCCGATAGCGCTCGTCTCCGCAACTTCAGCAGCAAAGGGGCTAGAACCCTTCTTTTCCGTGGCGTAACCAGAACCCTTCGGTAAATCCGCAGCCTGGTCCCCAACATTCAAATACACGAAACCCTTGAAAATCCATTCATTCTCATCAGGAATCAACTCGGTCCAAATCCGCCCATCCTCATGCTGCTCCAAGAATCTACGAATACGAACCTCAACCATTTCATAATCGTTAGGATTCCAAGCCATCAGCGACCACCACCAACAGTGAACGTGTGACCACACTGAGTACACGTCATCTCGCCCGTTTTCCTATCCGAAGCAAACCACCGAGTACAACTCGGGCATTTAATTTGAATCACTTTTCCCCCTTCACAACAAGCCACGGCTTGCCTTGACCACGAGCTTGGCGTTGCGCCACAACCCACTTCTTACCATCTTTCATAACATAACCATATTTAGCGTTACCCATCTCGTCAAGTACCTCCGACTTGTACTGATTGAGCAACTCCTCCGCTTTTTGAAACCGAAGGTTAGCTTCAACTAAACCGAAACCGATACCACCGAGGTCAACCTCATCATCTTCAATGTCAGGATGCAGATAGCGGACAGCCTCATATGTTGCCTTAGAACCATCCCACTCCGGTTTCTCAACATCAATTAAATGATTCCAAAACCGTGTCGCGGCAGTAATCTGTGCCGCAGACTGGAACGAATCATAGTCAACCCAACGCTCCTCATAATTCCAACCAGCCACAGCAACAATCACCGCTTTTTCAAGCTGCAACACCTCCATATAGTGCAACACTTGGGCGACATAATGCGGTGGTGTCTCACCCCAATGACCACGAGAAGTCTTTACCTCCACAACAATCCACTCGCCCGTCTCCCTGTGACGTGCCAAAGCGTCAGGGTTAGCGTGCAAATAATCAAAATCCTTGTGACGCCATGTACCAGTTAAAAACACTTCATACTCGGGGTGCTGCTCAGCCCACAACTCCAACATCGGCAACTCAAATGCTCTACCGAATCGAATACTCCAGTTATCCAACGGCGGGTCGGGAATTTGCCCTGTACGTTTAGCCCACAAAGCAAACGCTGATTCCCAAGGATTTAAACCCATGATGGTGCCAATCTCAGAACCACCAATGCCTTTATTGCGTAAACCTAACCATTCAGGGCTACCAGAATCGTAAACACCAAGGTTCACTGCACCATTGAAAGTTTCTTCATCAAAAATTTGGAACATAGATTCATTTCTCATAGACTCACCTTATGACTAACCACGGACAAACATCAAAACCGTACCTAGAGCTATACGCCGAAATGGACAAACATGATGACATACCGTGCCGTGACCTACCAGACGTGTTCTTCCCAGAAGACTACACAGAACGACCAGTTCGTAAACACGCCATCAAAACAGCAAAAAACCTTTGCGCTCAATGCCCAGTGAGACTGCAATGTCTATACACGGCAATTATCACTAAAGAGCAGTACGGTATTTGGGGCGGCACCACACCCCAAGAACGTTAACCGTCCTCAGGTTCTGGTGTTGCACTAGACGTAAGAACAAACTCGAACGTCCCCGGCAGGCTGCTCTCCAATAGCTTCTCAGACAGCTCACGCGCCTCCCTGACGGTCAAAACCAGTGTCCCCGTCCCTCCGCGGTGAACACAATCAAAACCGTGCTCAGAAACGACTACAACCTCATCATGGTGTCTTTCAACCTCAAACATTACAACAACCCCGCAATCCAAATAATTAAACCAACATTAGTAATCAACGAAAGCGACAAACCCAAAATAACGGTCAACCACTCACGCACAGTAACAGTTATCAACTTGCTAGACAACAGCCGATGCTCCTCCCTATCCGGTTCTTCAACGGAACTAAACACATCCATGTTTTTGAAATATCCCATAACAAGTAATAAACCACACCACCGACACGAACACAAGCACCATTTGATAACGTTTAAGTAACGGTTGAAAGTATGTAAACTTGTAATATGCGCGATTTATCACATGCAGACCTGGGCGACCACAGCCTAGAACAGCTCGCTGACCTGCGAGACTGGCAGCTAACCCGTGTCGAAATCGTCACAGACGTGCTCCGAGACCGTGTGAAGGAACAAGCCGACAAAGGCGTCAGCATAACCGAATTGTGCAAAAAAGCCGGTGTCACCCGCAAAACCATCTACCACTGGTTAGGTAAATAGAAAAACCCCCGCAGTGATGGTGGTGACTACGGGGGTTTTCAAGGAAGAACCTAAGTTCTAACTACAGTTTATCACTGACAACTGTCACACTGCAACAGTTCCATAGGGTCAGTAGGACAAACATAACCATCCACAACATCGTCCATAATTACTCCACTGGTACACGGTCATACTGAAGAACCGAAGTCAACAAAGACATAATCCCAGCAAGAGCCGAGACAGAGCCTACATTTATCCAGTCCACTTCAAATATACCAACCGCACCAACACCGATTGTGGCGAGAGCTGTCTGTGCCAGCGTTTTGATGGCACGCTCCCCAGCGTAAGCCCAATACTTCTTCAACTTATCCATCAGGGTTTTCTCCTTTGTGATGCCATTTGTCATCAATAGTGGCGAATCCGACGAATGCTGACGCAACCAAGGTAATGAGTGACGTGCCAGCAATGACCAATTCCCCTGTCATCTTATCGTTGAATAACCCTATAGCGCCGATACCGACCATAGCAAATCCACCAACAATGGACGACCAAATTACTTTACGGCGGATAGCCCAGGATGGTTTAGACATCCAAGAACCTCACAATGATGGGCATGGCTGCGGCAACAAACCCGGCAACACCGAATATCTGCCACACACGGCGTTCAACAGCTCTCAGACGGTTCTCAAAGTCCTCAAACTGTTCCTTAGTTTCCTTCTCATGGTCCTCAAGTTTCTGTGCCGTTGTAGGCAAGTTTTGGTTTAGTTTCTCAAGTTGGCTCTTGAGGTCCATCACTATTGTGTAAACGTCTCGCAAAGTCACTCTCATCGACGGTTCTTGGTCAGCCATCACCAGCCCCCCTCATTCAGGAAGGTTTGCAAAGACCGAATCAGTGCCCGGTCCCGCTTACCGGTGATAGCGCCTTTGTAATATCCTTTGGCGGTCAACATTCTTGCCACGGCAGACCAAGTGTTTTTACCGAGTATGCCGTCTGTTACGAGTTTGTGCGGGGCGTCCGCTTTATTAAAAAAAGGCATCGGGTCCACCGTGTTACCCCAACGACGTGATTTACGCACCTCGAAGTGCAGGTGGGGGCCTGTGCTCCTGCCCGTGTTTCCGGATAGACCCACTTTCTCGCCCTCGACGACCCGAGTGCCCTTATTCAAATGTGATGGCTTCTGAAGGTGATAATAAACAGTGAACAAATCGGGGGCGTGTTGAATAATCAACGTGTATCCGCCGGAAGCACCAGACCCTTTGTGTACGATTGTGCCGTTCGCGGGCGCAGTCAACGGTGTACCCACCGGTAGGGCTACGTCAATACCGTGGTGGAACTTGCGACGCCCAGTAATAGGGTCACGACGGTACCCGTAGGGCGAGTTCTTATTGACCGTGTATCCTTCAGGCCAAGGCTGCGACAGTTTCATTACACCGCTACTTCCGCACAGAAGTGTTCACCGCACGCGGGACCACAACCAGGTGTTTTGCAATCATGTTGTTGTAGGCAGGAACCCCACGGGCAAGTGTTCTCCGCCATGGGTTACGCCTCTAGACCGAACGCAACCTTGACCTCATCCACCGTCAAACCGAGTGCCTCAAGTTTGGTGATAGCGGATTGGCGTGCCTCAATGCGTGCCTGTTCCTCAGCCTGGATTTCTGCTTGGACTGTAGGCCAGAGTGCTTCCAGTTCCGCCTGAGTGGGTTGTTCACTATCGGATAGCCAGGTGAGTCCATCGTCACCGTCAAGAGCCCATTCACTGCCAGGATATTTCCTGGTCAAAATCAGAACAATATCCATTAGCCAGCAACCTCCATGAGAGTCAAAGTACCTTGAGTTCCTGAATCAAACGCAGTGATACTAGCCCCAGATGCCCTAATAGCCAAAGTGTATGTCGTTGCACTTGTAGTGCTGGGAGAATCCAAAAAGTTCGCAGAATGAGGATGTATCGTAATTTCATTCTGTGTTTGGCTGGAGCACATGCCAGCATTTCCATTACCAAGATTAGTTCCTGTGGCTACATCTCCTCGGAATAATGTTGAAACGCCCAGAACACCAGGACTAGCCGCGATGCTAACTGAATAAACCGCTAAAATTTTACTTGTAGCACTGCTGGGAGTGATGCTTGCTGTCAAATTTGAAGTAACAAATGAGGTTGAACTCGTGCTTGTTGTGCTTGTTCTGTTCGCAGACACGACCTGCAAGATACTCCCAGGCGCACTAAACACCCCACCCGTACCAGAAGCAACCGCGTTACCGTTCGAGTCCTGCCACTCATCAAAACGCATAACCGAAGCCATCAGCCAGCCACCTCCATCACAGTAATACTTGAGGTTCCACCCCAAAAGGTGTCCGCAGTCCAACGATTCACATACAAACTGCCACTACTAACAAAGGCTTGTAACTTGTAAGTAAGACTAGAAACGGAACTTGGTGAATCCAAAAAGTTAATCTGACTTGTGTTGAGGTCTACTGTTGAGTTGACCCCAGGACAATATGCAACACTCACTTCCTTAGTGACAGTCGCAGTAGTTACAGAAATGTGTGTGCTGTCCCTCAGAAGATTGACTCCGAGTGAGTTACCGGCACTTGTATTCAACATCACATTAGCGAAAACCATAATTTTACTGCTAGTCGAACTTGGAGTAATCGAAACACTCAAACCAGTTATATCGACTGGGGATGTTGAACTGCTAGTAAAGGTGTCTGTTTTTGTGGTGGACACAACCTGCAAAATCTGTCCAGCATAAGCCGGAATCGTAGGCGCATCACCACCAAGGTCAGTGACCTCATTCACTTTGAGCAAAGACATTTACGCCTCCAAACCGAAAGCGACAGACACTTCCTCAACAGTCAAACCCAATGCTTCAAGTTTTGCAATCGCCGAAGCCTTAGCATCCAGTTTCGCCTGAGCCTCATCCGCGATTTCCTGTTGCACAGTAGGCCACAGTTTCTCCAACTCAGCTTTAGTAGGTGCTTTACCGTCACTGTGCCACACCAAACCAGAGTAGTCATCTCCTGAGAGGGTCCACTCTTTCCCAGGGTACTTACGGGTCAGAATTGTTGCAATATCCATTAGTTGTTCTCCTTAGTCAAGTTTACGGTAAGCATTAGCCAGCCACCTCCATCGCCGTAATAGTAAAACCAGTACGGCTATTGGTATGTGAATTATTGTCTGCATCTAGCGAGCCGCGACCAAGATAAAAAGTGCTACCCGATTGTATCGCGCCCTGCAATTTATAGGTAACGGCGGAAGTAGTATTCGGAGAGTCTAAAAATGTATAACTAACCGCCTGTCTAGGTCGGTTCGACTCGCCACCTCCGGTCCAGCCCATTGTGACCTGTCTCCGACTGCCAGCCGCCGCGCCAAGTCCAAGCGCTGTAGAGTCACGCAAAAGGTAAACGCTACTGTAGTCTAGTGCGCTCATAGAAAAAGAGCCACTAAAAGTAATCAGCACTTTCGAGGTTGCTGAAGATGGCGTAATCGTTACTGAAGCGCCGGTAATATCAACCGGAGATTGTGAAGTCGTAGCAAAAGTATCGTCTTTGAAAGTACTTACAACCTGAATCACACTCCCAGCCGGAAGCGTAGCCCCATTCGACAAATCCAGGCTAGACCCAGACGCCACATCAATCACATAAGAATTAGCAGCCAACCCAGACAAGGTTCCAACAGTCAACTCACTCATACAATACTCCAAGCACTCGCAGTACCCACCGTCACAGTAGCCCCAGACGCAATCGTGACCGGACCAGCAGACACACCGTTATACCCATCCACAAAAGTGTAATTCTCGCTAATGGTGTTGAAATTAGGCTGAATAGAATCATTCGCCACATTCCCACCACCACCGCCGGAAATCGTCGTCCACCCAGCCGTACCAGCGTAAACCTCAACACTGCCACCACCAACATACGACAACATACCCTCAACCGGAGTACCAATCGCAGTAGCACGAGCAGCCGTACCAGCAAACGTCAAAATAGTTTGATTACCGATATAGGTATTCATATCAGCAGCAGTCAAAATCTCATTGACTTGCCAAATCTTATAGGGCATGTGTAATCCTTACCAGCTCAAAGTGCCTACATCTAGTTTACCGAACACCGCGTCATCAAGAACGAGAGGCGCGTATCTTGTCTCATTAAATCCTAACTCAACACGATGAAATTCGGTCTGAACATTATGGCTAATCTCACGAACTTCAACATAACGAACAATCTGCGGAGGAATACTGTTCGGTGTGAACGAAACACTACAAATATCACCAATTTCCAAAGCAAGAATTTGAGCCTGTTGAGACGCTGACAGCTTCTCCAAAGCAATCCCAACACTCTCAAAACGGTACTCCGGTTGTGAATACAGTGAAGCATAACCAATAACAAAATCAATCAAATCAGCGTCATCATTCAACTGAGTCTCATTGATTGTCAAATCACGAATACCATAACTATTTTGAGAAGCAATATCCGATGCTATAGCCGTGCCACCAGACTGGCGTGAAGCGGTCACACGGTTAAACAACAGCTCAGCCCCATAAGTCACATTAAAGTTTGCCGCAGGGATACCACCCTCACCAATCGAAACCAAATCCGCTGACGTTGGTGCTTTACGGCGGTCACGGTAAGCAAACTTGCCATCACGAGTCACAAACACATAACCAGGGTCCGAACCTGCAACATTCTGTAAATAATTCAACGCATTCAAACCCGCAGGCACAGGGTTAGCGGCAAGGCTCACAGCACCAGGGTCAATATCGCGCAACGCAGCAGGCCAATCAATTTCTGGCCTATCAAGCACAGCGTTCACACGAGCACCACCAAGCTCCACAGACGGTGTATGTGCGTCAAGTGTTTGGTTAGCAATGACACTCAACGTGTCAATAGCTTTAGCTAATGCAACCGAATCACCAGACGGTTGATAACCCAAATCCCAATCCTCAATCCACCCAATGAAAACAATTTCCCCACCAGAAGTGACACGTATTTCACGTCTAGGAACAATCTCAGGGTAAAAAGGTGAAGAAGTATAAAGAGGGTCAAAAGCGCGAGTGTGGTTGGTAAATTCAACTGTGCATTCACCAGGAGGAAAAGCCCCAAGAATCGCCGACTTACCCCGTTGAATATCAACCGATATTACATATTGGCTGACATCATAGAAAAGAGTCCCGCCAAGACGGTAAGTAGTGTTATCTAAGCGTCCCTGAACCGAATCATCTAACCGAAAAAAGTTAGCAATGGGGCTATCGGTAAGGTCAAAACCGATTTCTACTTTTAGGGTTGGCGCAGCCATTTATCCGCCACCAACCCCGTAATTGAATGTGCCCCATCTTTGCTGACTTGTATCAATACCGGCGCGTGAATTCGACGTTGTTGCAAGATTTTGGAACGCACGTACCGTATTGGTAGCGAATACTTGAATGATTCTTCCAGCGGTTTGAGGGGCTGGCGCTCCGGCTGAACCTGGTCTTACAGTTACGGGTCTATCAAAACCAATCGGTCCCATTTCTTCAAGGTTTCTGCGAGCCTGTTCTTCCGCAGCCCTCACGGCAGCTTGTGTTTGCAAAAGTTTTGCACGCTCCGCTATGGCCCCAGCGCTAAGACTGACAACGTTTTCAGCGGCGGGACCGGCATTAGGATAATTGAAATTAAAAGTATCGCCATTACCGGAGCCGGGGCCTGGACCAGGGCCAGGCTCATAACTGAATCCTGGTGCTTTCGGCATACGCGCCAAAGCAGCTTCAGCAGCCGCAATAGCCTTCTCAATGCCAGCAATCAGCACTTCCTCAAACGTGCTAGTAAACGACTCAGCCAGGCTATTAGCCATAGCCTCAAGCTCACCAAGCTGGGATTCAAGACCCTGAACAATACCGTCAACAAAGTTCTCGCCCTGCCCATACATTACCTGGGCGGTGTTCTCACCAAGTTCCTGACCGAGCGCATCAAGCTCAGCAAACAACCCATTAACTTCGGTGATTGTGTCAGCGCCGCCCTCAACCAAAGCCTGTGCTGTAGCACCACCAGCCTCAACACCAGCCTCAATAAGCTGGTTAAACAACATCGGGTCCAAACCAAGCGCACGAAGCGTCTTCAGGTTCTCAACAAACTCCCGCGTACGGTCAACAACAGCACGATAACCCTGAACAAGCTTGTCAGCCTGAGACTGTGCTTCCTCAATCGGTTCCACAAAGTTGTACAACAAAGCGGTACGGAACTCTTTAAGACTCGTACCAGCAGACACGGTGCGGTTAGCAAACTCGACAACATCAACACCTTGAGCTTCATCCTGCACATCACGCAGAATGTTGACAATGTTCCCAGATGACCGAATGTTCGACTGAACCTGCGAAATCAGTGCAGCCGCAGCATCCCTACGAGCCAACAACTGGTCACGTTGCCGCTCAATCTCACGAAGAACACCAAACTCGTCACGAGCGTACTGCAACAAATTGCGATACGAGTCGTCAAGCAACTGACCGTTATCAAACGCTTCCTTTAACTGCTCCTCAACGCTTTCAAGCTTATTAACCGCATCCTGCTCAAAAGCACCAATCTCAGCAGCGATAGAAGGCAGAACCTCAAACTCGCGCACAAACTCGATAAGAGCGTCACGCGCCTCAAGAGCTGACTTTTCAAAGTCTTTGAAAGCGTCAAACTCTTCCTGCCATTTATCCATGGCCTCATCAAAACCGGTAGCGGTCTGCAAGAACATTTCCTGCACACGCTGAACCGAAGCCATGCCATCACGGGTAACTTCCTCAAAGACCTTGTACCACTCTTCACCAGACCCAAGAATTTTCTCAATAAGCCCAGCGGAAGCACCCAGGGTTTCAAGTTGTAGACGTGCGGAAAGTTTTGCCGCATCATTGGCGAGACTGCGGAAGAAATCACCAACCGCGTCTTTATTTGCCCCAGCCGCATCACCGAGGTCTTGCATGCCATCTTCAAGACCCTGAAGGGCATCTGTTGCGCCAACAGCTTCTTCAATGGCAGTGTCAAAGTTGAATGCGTCCATCTCGGACTGAATAGTCTCAAGTTGCTCATCAATACCGTCGGTGGCGTTCAGAACCGCCGCACCCACGGTGCCTAGAACCGCAACAAGTAAACCAATACCACTAGCCGCAATAGCGAAACGAAGAACCTTAAGTGACCTTGCTACACCCGCGATGCGACCCGTTGTCGTAAGCAACGCACCATTGACGAGAACAATCGCGTCGCGCATTGTTGTGAAAATCTTGATAGATATGACGAGACCGCCAATCATCAAAGCTAGATTCTTCACAAGCTCTGCGTTTTGAATCAAGAATCGCGCAAAGAAACCAAGAACCTTGGTAATAATCAGAAGCGCCTCCATCGCCTCCAAAACCATGTCCCGCAGCTTCTCTTTGTTATTAGTGACACTCTGAATCGTCGGAATCAAAGACTCAAAAATAGCCATCAAAGCAGGAATCAACTGCTCAACCAGCGGAATTAAACTCTCAACCAGTTCAGCAAAAACAGGTGTAAGTTTGAAACCAACAACCGCTTGCACATTCTCAAACGTTGCCCGCAAACGTTGCTGTGCCGCAAAAAGAGTCCCAGCCTGTTTCGCATACTGACCCAAAGCGTCAGAAGCACGCTCGAACAAGAACTCGACACGAATAGTTTGCTCAGCAAGACGACGCGCAGAACCGGTCAAATTATCTTGTTCACGACGCGCCAACTCAGTATTAATCTCGTTCTGCTTCATGGCGACACCGAACTTCTCAATCGGGTCATACTCACCACGGAACAGAGCCGTCATACCAAGCAACGCCTCTTGGACGTCATAACCATACGTAATAGCAAGGTCGGCACCAAGACCAACCAAACGCTCAGTCAGGTCAGCGGTCTCCTGAATACTGAAACCAGACTGTTTCAGAACCGAACCAATAAACGTTGACGCTTTGGCGGCCTGATTCATAGACAGACCCATATCCACAGCGTCTATCGAGAACTGACGCATCTGCGGAGTAACCGAACCGAAAACAGACTGCAAACCATTCAGGTTACGAGTTAAGTCACGAGATTCCTCAATCGCATCCCCAGCGAACCGAACAAGCTGACCACCAACCTTGAAAGCAGCAAAAGCCGCACCAGTAGCAATCGCGGTGCTCGCAAGCTTATCCATTTGCTTGCCAAGACGAGAAATATCCTTCTTGGCTTCGTCGATGCCCTTACCCTTGAAGAGGGTAACAAGCCTCATCCGAATATCGCGCATATTAGCCATTTATGTTTTTCTCAATTCTCTCGGCTGCATCAAACATAAGATTCGCAAACTTTTCCCTCGCCTCAGGAACTCTCTTCTCGGCACCTGGATACACGTAACGTGAACGATTCTGTGGTGAAACACCCAACGCCTGAACCATTGCGCGACCCTGCCCACTAATACGGTGACGACGTTCACCAGGGCGACTATTCTCAGTTGTTGTCTTAGACCGAGGGTACACATACCAATCGGTCATAGCGCCATCACGTCTACCAAAATTCTTAGCCATGTCAGCAATAATCGTCGCGGGCGACGGAACAACCAACGTGACCAAAGCCTGGTCTTTATCTAAACCTCGCTTCGGAGAAGAAACCTCAATCTTCACAGTGCGTGCGCGTCTGCCCGTATTCCATGTTTTACCAACAGGCGACAATTTACGAACCATACCACTAATTGGTGCGCGAGACGGGATGGCAGCGCGAATACCGGCACGCACCGGCTCAGCAATTTGACGAATACCACGACGCATTTCCTTTACCAGGTCGTCATCCATCTTGTTCAGCTCGCGGACAATGCGTTTAAAATCGCTGACTAAAAGTTCAGCTTCGTAATCTGTAGCCACGCCCACACCGCCTATCTCTCTTACTATTCTACAGAACAAGAAAACCGCCCCACATGGGGGCGGCTTCCTCATCTAGGTAAGTTTTTTGCTACCAACCACCTGTGCATGGTCCATAGCATCCTAGGTTCTAATTTCATTAACTCTCTAGGACTAATACCTGTTTCAACGGCTAGACCCGCAAGAAACCAGTGAGCTGAGGTTTCTCCTAGCCCTTGGATTTTGGGTCTTCATCCGATTCGCCAATGTTGCTCACCGAAGTCAACCACTTCTCGTAGTCTTCCTTAGTCGCACCAGTGCGCTTCTCGGAATGCCAAGCCAGGTACAACAACCAGCCGACGCGGGGCTCATCACCCAGTTTCGCAACACTGATGTTGTGCTGATTTTCAAAAGCAACAAGGTCAGCGGCGTTGCAAACAACGTCCTTGGATGTACCGTCCTCGAACTGAATGTGTAGGTTGATTTTCATTTATTTTCCCTTACTAGGCAGTTGCGTATGTAACAGCCCCAGAGGTCGGGAACGTAACCGAGAAGGTCGCTAGGTCCCCTACCGCCCCGCTCACCGGAGTGAACGAAGAAATAAGCACCTCAGCGGTGTACTTCGGGTTAGTTGCCGACACAGCAGTGCCGTTAGGTGTAAGGGTAACAGTTCCAATCGTTCCAACCAAGTCTTGGAACAGAGCGGACACGCCACCTGCACCAAAGTCGTTGTGGAAGTCAAGAGTTACAGAGCCGGACTTTAGTCCGCCAATGACCTCAGTCCACCCGTTGGAACCAAAATCCGTGGTCTCTACCTCGGCGGAGTTGATGACCAACTCTGCACGAGCACAGGCACTGGAAATGTCGGTCCCGTTAAGGTTAACGTCAGTCGCGGTGACAACGTATTTCGCCAATTTATTTCTCCTTATGCGTACACGGCAACAGAAAACTCTGCCGCCATATATTCCGTATCATTCAGTTGCAGAGAGCCAACGCTGGTCATACCTCGGACCCGACAGTCCATTGCATTTCCGCCAAGACTCCTATCTGATTCTACCGCAGTTTTGATGCTACGTTCCCCATTCTGCGACGCATACTGATTTAGTGAGCGTTGCGAGATGCGGTCCGATTGCCTGCCCACAATCACAATAACTGTGAACATAAACGTTGTTACGCCTTGTTGAAACGCACCGTCATAGTCGATGGTTTCTAACGCAACAACAGCGGTAGGAGGGTTAGGACTATCTGGTAATTCCGCGCTTGTGCGAAGCCCAGAAATCGTTGCAAGGTTTGTGGCTATACCTTGACGAATGGCGGTGATGTCGCTCACTACGCCATCCTTACACGGCAGAACGGTTCAAGAAGGGTAGCAATGTCAGGGTCGATTCGTGACAACCGAACCACGCCCATGGCGTCGAATCCGGCGACCCCCATCGGGCTATCCGCCCTACGGTAGTACCTAGCCGATTGCAAAACACAAGCTTGACGAATAGCTGTCGGTATCGTCGCATGACCGAACACGCCAGTCACCTGCACAGTAGCCTCGCCCATGCTTGTGGGGAACCAGTAATCACCAACAGCACGAATATGATTGTAAGGAACCTCCATGCCACCAGCGAGACCATTCAAAGGCTCCAACTGGTAATCAGTTGTAGTCCATGTTTGGTCAAACACCCCATCCAGGTTTGTTGACGTTTTCAAAGTGGTCAACGAGGTCAGGTCATCAATCTCAACATTGAAGTTATCCTGCGGTGTATAAATTCGTGTAGCGGTAGACGAAGTAAAAATACGTTCCGTGTACTGCTCAATCTGCCGTGACGCAGCCTCAATGACAAGCTCCAGCAATGTGTCATCAACACTGTCGGTCAAATCCAGGCTTCTTTTTACCTCTGCAAGAGTAGCCAGACCATTAGTAATTGCCACAATAAACCTCCAGTATCTAGTCTATCGCGGATTATCCCACGCATTCACGCGACGCCGGTCAAGCGACCATTCACCAGAACCATAATTTTCCGCTTGAACTTTCTTTTGATAATACACAGCATTGTTATGAAACGTTGCCGAGTTTTTACCCATCAAATTTGCATCGCTATTGATTGTTGAAGAATTATCGTGACTTGTCGGTATGTTGATTGACCGAATCTTTACGTTTTTTTCTGTGGCGCGTCTCTGATAGTCGTTATCTTCAAAATATGCCGGATAAAGTGCTTCATCGAATAAACCGACCCTCCTGACAGCCTCTTCACCGACACAAAACGTGTGCCAGAAGGGAAACATATCAGAAAGGGTTATCTCGTCTCTACGAGCCTCTGAGAGCCTTTGAAGGGCATTTGGTCCGTAAGTCATGTCATTTGAGGCAAAAAACCATCTATCATCGTGCGGAAACAGTTTGATACCAAGATTCCATGACGCCGCCACCCCAAGATTGCTTGGCAGATTCAAAACACGCACATTCTTCACGAACTCAGAATGTAGAACATCGTAGAACAGTCCACCATTATCAATAATCAGTACGTCGCGTATCGGATAGTCGATTGACTGAAACATTCTGTGCAACAAGTCATACCTATTGAGCACAGGAATTATCAGATTCGGTAACATCACAAAAATACCGCTGACAACCGACCCCAACGTTTCACTTCATGGTCAGGCCACAACTCCCGCAACACACTATAAGCTTCAGGCACATCCTCCACAACATAACGACCACCCTCATTCATTAAAGGTTTCATAAACTCTGCTGTGCGACGTATCGCCTCAACCTTATGCGGTCCATCATCAATGAAAACATCAGCACGAAACTCAACCGGGAAAGGTTCGGGTGCGAAAGCGTCCCACACAAACACAAGCGGTTTATTCAAAGTGAAAGCGCCACGCGATTCCAGCCCGTCCCAATCCATACGGTTTAGGTCAACATCAAGACCAATCACCTGAGCGTCAGGATACAAATCACACCACACCGCCAAAGAAACCCCAGTCAAAACCCCAAGCTCCACAAACACGCGAGGATTCACGCCGGTCAGAATCTCCGCATACGCCTCACCATAATCGTTCCCCCAAGCATCAAACTTATCCGCACCCCTATTAGTAGGCACACTTGTCGGTGCATCCAAAGGTGACACAATCCTCGGCGCAGTCACTAAACCAGGGGCGAATTTTCTTTCCGCCGCGATAAGAGTTCTCGCATCCATTACATACCCCCAAACGTGTGACCCTCAAGATGCAGATTCACAAACGGATTCAACGAATAAGTATTCACACCATAAGTATCTTTCAACCAATCCCGCATCAAAGCCAAATGACGGTTCCACACCACAAAAGAACGTTGCGTCGCATTAGGGTACTTTGAAAAGTTCACATCATTATCAAGCGTTCCACAATCCACACCAACAAGCACAATGTTCTTCGCCCCCACATAAGCAGCCAAGTGCATTGACCCGTGAACACTCGAAGAACCAAACACAAGCTGGTGTGCGTGAGCCGGTTTGTCATGCCCAAACGGGTCAAACTTGTCGTGACTGTTCTTCACAGTTTTCGGGTCGTGAACTATCACATTCTCCGGCGGATTAGACCACTGATTAGTTGTCGGATAGTCGTAACGGTTCACAACAAACACAGTGTCAGGATTATCGTCAACGAAACCATGAAAACGTGGGTGGTGGTGAGTAAAACCATAATTCGGTTTGATACCAAAATGTATAGCACCAGCGTTAGTGGCAATCGTCAGTTTGTCTTTGAAGAAATCGGGCGACAAATAATTCAATGTTGCGCCAGAACCAAACACCCAGGCTGTATCACCGACATGACGGTTCTGAATGTCCATCAACAACATTAGACAAATTCTTTCCTGAGTAAAGGCATCCAGTCTCGCTTCCACACAGTCTCAACATCAAAATCCTTAGCGAACTTAACCGAAACATCCGACCTCGTTTTACCCTTTTGGTAAGCCGCCTCTAAAGCCTCCGCAATCTGCGAAATAGAAGGCACCTTCCACCAAGAACTTTGACCAGCATCCCAAGTTGGCATACCCTCAACCAACCAGCCATCATCAGATACCAAATCTTGTGAAGCAGCCCAGTTAGAAGCAATCGCCCTAGTTCCACAAGCCTGAGCTTCAATCGTCGGCACACCAAAACCTTCACCCATGCTCGGAGCCAATAGAACATCCATTGCCGTGTAATACGCTGCCAAATCCTCCTGCTTAGACCCATAACGGTACTCGACAGGATTAACCATGACAACAGCTTCCGGTGGCACATCCAACGACTTCAACAACTCCAACAAATTCCAACCAATGCCGGAACCAGTCACATCGGTATGCAAATACAACACAGTGTCAGGATGCTTACGATGCAAAATACTAAAAGCGGTTAAATTCTCGCTGAATGCTTTACGGTGCACAAGCCCAGACGCTTTATTTGCGGCAACCATACCCACAACAAACTTGTCCTTGCTTTTGAAATAATCCACAACATTCATGCCGTTGCTTAAAGTCCACGTTTCTTTCAAAACCTTCGTGTCAATACCGTGAGGTATATACACGTTATCTATATCTTTCTCATGCATTTGACGTTGACCAAAAGGCGACATTGAAATAGGCAACACGTTGGGTCGTGTCAACCAACGCTCAACACCCTTAGGCATCACAATATGGTCCAGTGGTGTCCAAGACCAAATACTCTGAAACTTCTCATAATGTGGGGACTCCAGTACCCACACGTCATACAAAGTAAAAAACACATCCTTAGCGTGCTTGACCGAATTCGTAAACATCATGTGGTCAAGTGGTGCAGTGTCCTGCGAATAAGGACTGAAGCTACGCGGAAAATGCTGAGCCGGACCATGCGGTGTCTGAATAACCGAACGTTGACCCTCAAGACCAAAGTTAGAAATGTTAGCCACATCAAGACCATGGCGAACCAGACGGTCAATCATGTACTTGACCTGTTGACCATAACCCGTAGGTGCATCATACGAGTTAGAGAAAACACTAAACGTGCCGGTGAATTGTTCTTTTAGAGCTGGGTTTCCCTTTTTCGACATAGCCTCATACTATACAAAAGAGAAGGGCCGGAGCAACCCACAACTCCGGCCCTTCGGCTTTGCGTCTAGTACTAGGCAGCGTTTCCGATGAAGTACTTGACGTGACCTGCGTGAGTCAGGTCTCCATCCACGCGCATCAGGAACCGGTAGTAGGTCAGGTCCTGGTTGAAGGCGTAGTCGGTGGAGGTAGCAACCTGAAGACCGCCAGCCATACGCACCTTGAACGACGGGATGTGTCCAAAGATGACGCTCTTGGCAGAAAGACCCTGAGCTGCCATTGCCGGGTTCTCCAAGATGGGGAATCCAGCGAAGGTGTCAGGCTGTCCAACGCCAACCTGGTACAGGTACTGTCCAGAGTTGTCCTTCAGCTTACGCATTGCGCCGAGCGAAGCGGTGTTAGCCATGTAAGCAACACCAGGCAGGCGGCGAGCTGCACCGTCAAGGCTGTAAGCCAAGTCGATGAGGTTGTCAGCGGTGAACGCACCAGTAACGGCGGTTCCACCAGTGATACCAGAACCAGCAGCGGTAACAATACCCTTAGGCTTGCTGCTTCCGTCACCCGTGGTGAGGACGTCGTTAACGGTGTAACCGATAGCGTTACCAGCGGCTTCAGCGATAACACCTGCGATGTCGAATCCAGCGTCTGCGAGCAGCTCGTTGGAAATCGGCACGAGGAATGCGTACTTGTAAGCACCAAGAGTGATGCTGGAGAAGGTCGGGTCGCTTTCAGCGATTGCAGAACCTTCAGTACGGAGCGAAGCAGTGCTGTAAGCGGTCAGCGTCGGGATGGTGATGTCCTCACCCGAAGTCGTGTTGATGATTTCGGGAGCGTCAAGCATCGGTCCGACGAGACGAGCAACCTGGAACACCTGGTCGTAGAACGACTTGGGAACCGTGTTGGTTGAGCTTACGAGAGTGCGCTGCTCGAAGTTGTGAGAACGCATCTCACCGTGAGCAATGGCGCGAAGGATGTCGCTGTCGCTACGCTCTTCCTGAGAAGGAACGTACCCGCGAGAAGCCTCAGCAGCCTCCATTTTGCGCTCTTCCTGACGCTGAGCAGCGGCGATGATTTCGTCAGCGCTGCGAATCTCAGCTTCGAGAGCGTCAATCTTTCCTTTAGCCTCAGCGTCAAGCCCACCGCGCTCCTCAGCAACATCCAGGGTCTCCTGAATCTGTCCGACGAGGTTTGCGCGGAGTTCTTGCTGAGTCTTAATCAAAGATTCAGACAATTTATTCTCCTTGTTAGTGATTATCATTATCAGTCGCGCTGACGCAGACTTAAATTACGGCGGTGTTGACACTCAACCGTTACTTTAATTCTACCGAATCACTGCACAATAAAGAAAAGACCCTCCCAGGGAAAGGGGGAAAACTGGGAGGGGAAACCCGCTACCTCTTCTCTGAGGGACGAATAACGCGAGTTTCTTTGACCGGTTCCTCGTCCTCGCGCACAACAGTGCGTGTCGGGGCGGGAGAATCGAGCGCAACAATCGCGTCAGCCCAAGCATCAGCAAACTGACGCACAGGACCAGATTCTGGGTTTCCAGCGACCTCAAGAATAGTCTTTTTGATTTCAGCCTTAGAAGCCATAATTAAATACCTTTCAACAGTTGCTCAAGCTTCTTCTTTTTCAGCTCAAGCATTTCAGCACTAAGAGTATCAGTTTTCTCTTCCTCAACCGACTCCTCAGGTTCAGGAGAAAGAGTGTCAACCACTTTGGCAAACATTGCGGCTTCGTCTGCGGTCAACTCAAGGTTAGACTCAATCTTCAACATGGCGTCAGCCAATGCGTCAGGGTCAACACCAGCACGCTCGCTAATTTGGTCCAAACCACGCACCATTGTCTTACCAGTTGTTCCCTCGTAAGCGGGGAAAGCAACAATCGAAACCTCGTGCAAACGAACCGAATTCAAGACGCGCTCATTCTCGGATACCCATTCGTCGCCACCCTTGGGAACAGAGAAGCCGAAGCTCATGCTAGAAACATCGCCACGCTTCAAAAGATAAGCCGCGTCACGTCCAGCCTGAGTGTCAGGCAAGTCTGCGGTTACACGCAAACCAACCGAATCCTCTTCAAGGCGCATGGTGCCAGCGCGGGTAGAACCAAGAATCTGTCCAGTGTCGTGATTCCACAACATCTTAATGTCGTTACGGGCGGTGAGAGAACGGCGGAAAGCACCAGGCTTAATGCGCTCAATAAACGGTAAGGGTTGGCTTGGGCTGTCGAATACTGCGGCATAACCCGTGAAAGTCATACCGTTGCCACCCTCAGCTTCGCGCAGCTCAAAGTCAGTAGTGTTTACCCGCGTTTCAATCTTTGCCATATTTGCAGCCTCCACGCTGACAAGGTTTCTGTTCTCTTCTTCTAGTCTAGCGACAATTCTTTCAGCATATGCCATGGCGCGATTAGCTGCGCGCTTTGACGGACCAGAGCCCCATAGCAAATGTGCTACAACACCAGCGGACGGGTAATCCTCATTACCCGGGTTAGCAGATGGTGAATCAAGGTCGTCCAAGTGACGCGCAATCCAAGCTGCTATACGCACCCACTTATCTGCCGTGACGTTACCCGCAGCCATAGCGCGAGCCTCACGAACCGTCGCCGGTTGTAAACCATCCCCCGAGTAACCTTCTTCGTGATATTTCAAACCTTGACGTGCGGCAGCGCGCATAAATGCAGGAGGTGTCAAATTGACTTCCCTGTTTTCGGAATCCATCGATGCGAGTTCTTCCTCAGGGGCTGGCTCATCCTCAAAAGTGAACTCAGGCATGTCGTCGTCAGCCAGCGCGCCAACCTTAGTCATCTGTGAGAACTTTAAACCGAGGAATGTTGAGCTTTCAACCCACTGCCCGTTAACCTCTTCCCACATTTGCACCAATGCAGCAGGGTCAAAATAAGTTCCCTCAATTTGCACGCCAGAACCAGGAACATCAATGCTGCCTGCGGTGACAACCTCACGGATACGTCCCTGATAGGTTTCGCCAGCTTCTTTCCAGCTAATAAAATCTCCGGCGCTAAGAGTACCTGGCATGGCGCGCTCGCCCAAGAATTCTGAGTCCTCCGCCTGAGCGATGGCTAAAGCTTGGTCGATAGCGTCTTGTTTGGTGTCGTGGCATCCCATTACTTCGCCATCCTCCTTGATTGTTGCCCACCCCGAGCAACCCTCAGCCGAATCAGTAATGTAGTAAGGCATTACACAATCTCAATTCTTATCCAAGACAGGGTGTGGGCACCGCCGTCACTTACAGCGTAAATATCAGTCAGTGGTGGCAAATCAAACGATGTGCTTTCTGACTTCAACAAACGATAACCATTGTTAATCGTCACGTTTGGTCCGCCAAGAAATAAATCTTTAGTGTTGTCATCGTTGTGAATGTACAGTCTGCTATAAACAACGGAGCGACCATCAAGTTGGGTTGCCGTGCCCGCAACACTTTGCCTACCGTTAGTAATCATTATTCGACGACATACTCCGAGTTCGGGTCATTTGGGTCAATCTGCGAGGTAGGTTGCAACTGAACCGAAGGCAGACCGGTGTGAGCAATCTCAGGCAAACCAAGAGCCGAGAGCGTCTCCGCTGGGTCAAAACCAACCTGAATCAAAGCCGAAGCCATCTGCACGCGCTCAGTCTCTTCCTTCAAATTAGCCGCTGCAACGTTCACGTTAGCCAAAGGCACACGAACGGTCTGCGCTGACGGGTCATCAATGTCCTGAAGGTCCTCAAGGCGACGAACATCGTTGATTGTGAGAAAACCGGACAGCAAACCAGTGCTGTATGCGGTCATACGTGAGTTAATGTCAGCGCGAAGCAGACCGTCAAGGTTGAACTTGATAAACGCGGTCTCTCCACCCTGGTAACGAGCCATAAGAGGCGTGAGAGCGCTTTCTAGCTTCTGAACAATAGGTCGGAGGCAGTGAGTTACCCACGCAAGGTTGTTTTGTTCTACAGAAGCGTAAGAGTTTGTTCCTGGGAGACCCAAAAGGTGTGGTGGCACGTTGAAGGCGCGTGCAACATCCTCTACAGCCATGCGACGTGAGTCAATGAACTGTGCTTGGTCGTTACCAATGGTTGTGGGCTTGTAAGTTGCGCCGGCAGAGAGAATTCCGGTCTTGTGAGCACGTTTCCAACCCTTGTGGCGTGCATCGAAGCCCTCTTGCAGTTGTTTTGCCTGCTCGCCGGTCAGTTTGCCGGGATATTCGATAATTCCGTGCGTGGTAGCACCAGAACCAAAGAATTTAGCTGCATAGTTCTCTAACGCAATCGCAAGACCGAAGTTTTCCTTCAGCGCCTCTACACGGGAGACACCGCGGACGTGTCCGGGGCGAACAACGTCGGGAATATGAATGATTTGGTCAGAGGACAGCATTCCATCTTCGCCCTCAATCTCGTACATGACTCGTCCGATACCGTTACGGCGAATGTGAACATCGTTCGGGTTAAGAACCACCAGGTTTGTGATTTCACCGCGGCGATTGGCGTAAACACGGATAAAGGCGTTGCCATCGAGCAGCATTGACACAATCACTGCGCCATAGAAAGCCTCTTTCGTGGTGTCAACGTCCGGCTTCTGTACCCAAGCGGGGCGAGGGCGGAAAGCGAAACGGCGACCATCTCTGCGAATGTAAGAATCAACGGGAAGCGTAGCAATAGTGTCACTGATAAGGCTCACAGCCGAGAAGATGGCGTTGACCTGAAAAGCTGTCGCAGAATTGACAACAGTCCCCGACTCGTTCGTGAACTCTAAGAAGTCACCGGAGCCCCACACTGTTTGAAACGAGACAGCCCGCTCCTCGGACTCACCAAAAATACCACCAAGCATTATCTACGCTCCAAACTGACACCGAACAGAATTGCGAAAGCACCGGCAACAACTAAACCTGCTGGTGGGAAAATCCAGGCTGCACCCGCTGCTATAAGAACAGCGCCGCCGATTTGCAAAGAATTAATTAACATAACATCCTTAGAAGAAAAACTCCGGCACTCCTTCATCTATTCTACCTGCGGTTGCTCTATCGTATGCGATAATAAACGCGATTGCAGCGTCAATCTTCTTCCTAGAGGTCGCAGACTCTTTCGTAACCCTCTGACCACGATGGTCCATCTTGATAACACAGTTATCTATGTGCCGAGATAGTATCGGGTTGCCATCATGCACTAACCGACCCTCAGTGACCGCCTCAAACACTTTTTGAGTCGCAGGAATCATCAAATTCAATAAATTTGTTTTATATTCGACGATTGGCAGGTCCATTTCCTCCAATTCCTGCATCATTGCCGCCCAACGGTACGGGTCACACGCTATTTCACGGCATTGAGGGTAATCCTGCACATATTTGATGATTGTTTGCTTCACTTCTTCGATAGAAACACGCCAAGAGTCATCATCGCGGTCAAAATCCTTCTCCCACACCTTAATTAGCTTCACTTTTGGCTTCTCGTCGTCCTTTGGGAGCGTTACAGCGCAAATAGCGGTGCTGTCATTCGCGTAAGAGCCGTCAAAGCCCAAAACATAGTCTTCGTCGGCGGTTATCTCAACATTTCCCGCCAAAGTGTCCCATAAACCGTTCGGCAACCACGCTTGCTGGGCTGAAACCCACTGATTACACCGTTTTGTACGAAATTCAGCCTCAGGTGTACGTTTTACCGCAGATTCAAAGTCGCTTTTAGCAACAATGTCATCAAAACCAGGGTTTGCCGCACGCCAAGTCGCTTCTTTCGTGTGGTCTGCCTCCTGAGGTGCCTCCCACCACGCCATAAAGAACGTTTCATCGTCTACTTCTTTCTGAGCAATTTTTTTACCGTAGTTGTACAAGGTATAAGCGATTGAGTCTTTACCGGTTTGCGCTTCCGTCTTCACACCGGCTGTTGTAATGGCTATTAGCGTGGCCTGCTTACCCCGCGCACCTTGCGCCAGTGACATTACATCGAAAAGTTTACGGTTAGGTTGCGCGTGCAACTCATCAAACAACACGAGTGTCGGTGACAAACCCTCATGCCTTGGAGCATCAGCCGACAGCACGCGGTACACGTTATTCGTAGCCGGAACCATGATGCTATCGCGGTAAATTTTCACATGCTCAGCCAGTTCACTGTTCTGAATCATCCGCTTCGTATCCTCAAACACAATACGAGCCTGATTACGGTCAGCGGCAACCGAATAAATCTCAGCACCCTGCGTCTTCACATCCATCAACGCAAACGCACAAATCAAAGAACCAAGCGCCGACTTGCCCTGTTTCCTCGGAAGCCCCAACAAAGAAATCCGGTGACGAAGCCCGCCATCCTCATCCCTCGCAAAAACCTGACCCAGCAACTCCTTCTGCCACTCACGCAACACCATCTTGCTACCAGCACGCCCAGCAACCGAGTCCTTCGTGATGGTCGCAAACGCATCAGCGAAACGGCAAAGAAAATCGCCGTCACCTCTCTCAATGGCATCCGCAGGCACCGGCGTCAACCATGCCGGAGAAGTCATTGCGCCCTTTCAGCCATCAAAGTCTCAAAAGCAGACTTCGCCTTAATCTCAGCCAACCCCAAACGCGAACGCGAATCAACCGTAAACCCAAGCTGACCAAGATTAGACATAATCGCCTTCTCCAACTCCAACAACTGCCTCAGCAAATGAAAATCATCAGGCGCAGACTCAACCTGCTGCTCCAACATCACCTGACGGTCCAACTGCTTACACACAATCATCAAAGCCTCAACATCCGTCTGCCGAGACACCCACGTTTTACCCGCACCAAACACGCGGTCCCACAACATCTTCCCCGCCACACCCAAATCACGGTGCGGCTCCACATAACCACCCTCAAGCTCAAACGTCTCAGACAACGCAGGCAACTTACGATTCCCCGGATTCCCCAACAAACGTTTCTGCTCAAGAGGCGTCGCAGGATTAGGCATATTTCAACCCTAGCACTTTTTGT